GATAAGTTCTTTTTTATAGCTTTTGTCCCTGCGATACTTTTCACGCTTTGGGGGCTAAGTGACCTTTATATTAATTACTTTGATTTATTAAGTAAAGAAGATCACCTTCAATTCTTTCTTAGAGTATTCTTTCCAGTATCAATAGCTACTTTCATTACGGTTCTAGAACATAATAAGAGAAAAAAACTAATAAAAGATATAAAAACCTATTTAAATGACTAGTGTAATCTAATTTATGGCTTTTATAGTTAAAAGAGATCCTATTGTAATTCCAGCTGGTATTCCTGTGGCAAGTACGAATACGATCAATGTTGTTGATGAGGAAGACGTGGGACAGACAATATCTCTAACTAAATTTAGTAGCACAGAATACAGAACATCATCTTATTCATTCAATTATGGAACCGTTTATTGTCCATCTAGTGACACAGACGAAATTGCTGCCGTGTATCGAATAGTAGTTATAAAAGAAAACATCTACTGGATTTATAGATATGTGAGTTTATATTATTGTTATGAAACAAATCAAGACTATAACTTTGATATAGCATCAGTACAAGAAGTAACCAGCGGAATAATCCCCACAACTGGCTGGATCACGATAACCGCTGCTTAAAAAATATGAGCTTAACAATTAAAAAAAATACAACCTTCAAAATTCCAAGAACGCCACCTATAAGTTTTTTAGGATTATCTCTTTGGCTAAAAGCTGACGCTGGAGTTACTCTAGCCATATCTCAAATTATCATCTCTGGTTTTGAAGGAATATACATTGGAGCAAATGGAACATATAATTATAATGGTGATGAAAATTGGTGGGAGCTTAGTGGTACTAGTTATCATATTGAGTCAAATGGTTCACTTGTTGATGATAACGATCAGACAGTTATTGCTACCAACAATAACAATTTTCAAGGAGCTTGGACTCCCACCAATTATTTCAGCACAATAACATTTTCAGATGCTGGGGAGGATGCGGATCAAGGATTTGTGGTTGTAAACGGAGTATATACAAGATCAGATGCAGGAGGACCTTTTGCTTCATTTACTGCTTCTGGTGGTCGCAGTATAGATTGGGACCAAAATGACGGAGATTTCTGGGAAACAAGCGGAGGTTGGTATAGAAATTATGGACCCTCTCTTAATGTTGGTGATTGGCAATCAGAAAATGGAGAAGAGCCAGCACCAACTGCAGTAAATTCAACCTCTGTTAGAAATGCTGGATCTCCGACAAGTATAACCGTATCAGATCTTGTAACCGATTGGGCAGACCAAAGCGGAAACGGAAGAAATGCAACCAGTAATACTTACGGAACTTATTCTCTAATTGGAGGCAAATCTTTTATCACATTTAATGCGTATTCTAATATGGCAGTTCCAGTAATTTGGGATGGAGTTTCATTTGTTGGAACAATCATTACTGTAGCTCGTTTTGCTTCTTCAAATACTGGAGGCATTTTGACTCAGGAAAGTGAAAGCGGTAATTTTGTTTTTGGTCGCGGCATTGCCAGCACTAATGCATTTTATATAACAACAGATGGAGTAGACGTTGTAACCTCAAGTTCAGTTGCAAATAACAATACAAATTATGTAATTGGAACAACATTTAATACTTCTTCTGCTTCACTATATTTAAATGGGACATCTGTTGGCACTGGCACTGTTTCGAGTAATATGGGTACATTTAACACAACTATTGGCGATGCATCGAGCATAGCAGAAATGATTGTCTACAACCGAGTCCTCACGACTCCAGAACGCCAGCAAGTTGAAGCTTATTTAAACCAAAAATACGGTATTTATTAACCTATTTGACTCTCTCTACTAAATAATATATATAAATTAACACAGCAAAACAAATTAAAGTAGTAGATAAGGTCATATTCTTTCTTACACTAGATTAAATTCTCTAAATCAATTAAAATACTTACTAACTTTAGTATAAAAAATCAATATCTGAATAGATATTAGCAGAACTTATTAAAACTTTAGAAATATAAATTAATAATTGATTTTATAAAATAAAAGCTATATAATAGAAAATATGGCAAATATACTTGGTCTACATTTTGGTCATGATAGCTCAGTCTCTTTAATTAAAAATGGTAAATTAATATCAGCAATAAGTTTAGAAAGAATAAATAAAATTAAAAAATGTCCAGGTATGGCTGAAGAAGCCATAGAATATGTATTATCTGCTGGATCCATTTCAATTCATGAAATAGACGCAATAGGAGTAGCAGACTATACAAAAAATGATCTTTTTGAATTATATATAAATGATTTCAAAGTCGATTCCACAAGCCAAAAAATATTTGGCAATAATATTGCACAAGGTTTTTTTGTATATAAAAATATAAAAATACCAGCATTTATCATACCACATCACCTGTGCCACTGTTCTTCAGCGTTTTATACTAGCAATTTTAATAAATCTTATTGTTTTAGTATTGATTCTAGTGGTGGGTATAGAGAATCTAATTCTTTAGTAGCTTACGGCGAAGGAAATAAAATAACTTCACTTTATTGCCCTAATCTTATGATAGGAAATGCTTATGCAAGTTTCACTCAAAAGCTTGGAATTGGAGATCCAGTATTTAAAGCGGGATCTACAATGGGATTAGGATGTTATGGTAAAATTAATAAAAATGTAATGGATAATTTAGAAAAATATTTAAAATTAGCTTTTACAAATACAGAATTTCAATATTTAGAATTATACGAAAATCTATGGTTAGAACTTTCAAAAAATTCTAAAAGTTTCGAGCACAAAGAAAGCGATTCAATTCGAGCGATGGATATAGCTGCCACAATTCAATATATTTTTGAAAATTCTATATTATCAACAATTTTAAATATAAATAATGATAAAAATATTGATAATTTATGTTTAGCTGGAGGATCGATGCTGAATTGCAACGCAAATTCTTTAATTTTATCTAAAACAAGATATAAAAATATCCACCTCTTTCCAGCTTGTGGAGACGATGGGGTTTGTGTTGGAGCAGCTCTATATGTGGCGCATAATATTTTTAATGAAGAAAGACAAAATTATCAATCAAAAGATATTTGTTATTTAGGAAAAAATTATTCAGAAAAAGAAAATGAAATAGATTATGATTTTATAGCTAAAGCAATTTCAAATGGGAAAATCATTGGTTGGTACCAAGGAAGATCGGAATATGGACCTAGAGCACTAGGTAATAGATCCATTCTTGCTGATCCAAGAAATTTTCATAATAGAGAATTAATTAATTTTGTAATTAAAAGAAGAGAGTGGTATCGACCATTTGCTCCTTCAGTTTTAGAAAGTGAATGCAAGAATTGGTTCGATTTTGATTATAAAAGTCCTTATATGTTGTTTACTGCTAATGTTAAAAAACCAAAAGAAATTCCAGCTATAACTCATATTGATAATTCTGCTCGCATGCAAACTGTTTCTGAAGAATTAAATAAAAATTACTATAATCTTATAAATTCTTTTTATAAAATTACCGATGTACCAATGATTTTAAATACGAGTTTAAATTGCAATGGAGAGCCTATATTAGAAACAGAAAATGATGCAAATAGATTTTTTGATAAAGTTCCAGTTGACATGATGGTTATTAATGGTAAAATCTTACAAAGAAATTAAATATAATTTATATTAATTAATTTTGATTTTTAATTTAAAATTAGATATAATTATATTAAATGAAAAGATATTGTACTTCTTGTGGATCTCCAACAGATTATTCTTTAAAAAAACCCCAATTTTGCTGTAATTGTGGTAAATCATTTGATAATAATGAAATTGCTCAAGATAAACCTGTTATAGCTAATAATAAGATTAATCGTGCTCGTCCTACTCTTAATCAAAAATTAAGAAATTTTAAAAATATTCAAAATGAAAATGATGAAAATTATGACGACGATGATTATGATAATGGAGTTAATCATGTTCCAAATATAGATCGTTTAGAGATAGAAACTTTTGCAGAAATGCCTAGAGGAGAAAAAATAGGAGATTTAATAAAAAATCCATCAAAACCAAGTAAAAGAAATAGTAGTAAATCAAAATCTCAAAAAATATCAAATAAAAAAATCCTAGAAGATTTTAAAAAAGAAGCTGGATCGATTAGACGATCAAAGTAATGAGCAAAAATAAGTCTAAGTTTGAGGAAAAAATTTCTGAAATAGATCAAGAAATCTATAAGAGGAAAAATAAATGGAATCTAACTGCTCTTGCTTGGATGGATTTTAATGATGTTTCTCAAATTTTAAGAATACATATAAATAATAAATGGGCTCTTTATGATCAAAAGCAGCCTCTTGCTCCTTGGGTTAACAGAATTATAAGTAATCAAATTAAAAATTTAATTCGTAATAATTATGGAAATTATTCGAGACCTTGCTTGAAATGTTCAGCAGCAGAAGGTGAAGATTTATGCAAAATATACGGCAAACAATGCGGTTCATGCTCTATTTATAAAAAGTGGGAAAAAAGAAAAAAATCAGCTTATGATATAAAACTTCCAGTAGCTTTAGAAAATCACACCCAAGAAGTTCACAATATGGTTCATGATAATATTAATATTGAAAAAAGCGCAGAAAATATTCACAACAAAATGTCTAAAATACTCAAGCTTTCTGAATGGAAGTTTTATGAATTGGTTTATGTTCAGCATAAAACAGAAGAAGAGGCTGCAAAAATAATGGGTTATAGAACTACGGAAAAAAATAGATCTGCTGGATACAAGCAAATTAAAAATCTAAAAAAATCAATTATACAAAAAGTTAAGAAATATATTTATAGTGGCGAAATAGATATACGTTAATATGTCAGACGATATACTAATACTAACAGAAGAGCAACAATTAAAACTCTTAAAAGAATGGAACGATAGACCAAATAATCCTCCATCTTTAGCAGAATTAGTTAAATTAGCTTTTGATAGAGACGATTTAGACGGACGAAGTAAAGAAGGAAAAGCTGTTAAACAATTTTTAGCTTCAAGACAAATTAAACCAAAGAAAAGCCACGAATACGAAGCAAAAGGTTTAATAGAATTAACAATAGACCAAAAAGAATATATTAGTAACAATTGCCACACTATGACTGGATTAGAGATGGCAAAAATTTTATTTAAAAATGAATCATTAACTAATTTGTGCCAAGAAACAAGAAGCGTTCTTGAGCATATGAAAAACATACCAAGTAATATTAAATTTAATAATACCGAAAATGAAAATGCCTCTACAGAAGGATACAAACCTCCTCGTAGTGAAGAAAGAACTATAGCTAAAATTAATAAATATGTTTTAGATGGAATTGATAAGAACAAGCTTACCCATAAACATAAAAAAGAAATTAATTCATTAATTGGTTATATGAATACTCATAGATTTACTCATCAAATGAATATTTATGATAATGAACCAGATAGAGAATTATTCGAAAGTAGTTTCGTAAGATATACTTACGATAAAGGAGATCTTTCTCAAGAAGAAGTAGATCAATATATTGTCCTCTGCACAGAGGTCGTCATATCCTCTAATATTCAACAAACAATTAATGTTTTACAACATCAAATAGAATTGTCTATGCAAGAAGATGGTAAAATCCCAATGGCTCTTGTAGAAGCAAGCAGCACGGCTCGCAAAGAATATAATGATTGCGTCAATCGTCAGCAAAAATTAAATAATGATCTTAAAGTAAAAAGAAGCGACAAATTAAGTAAACAAGTTAAAGAAACTGCTTCTATTATAAATCTTGTACAAATGTGGAAAGAAGAAGAGAGTAGGGCAAAATTATTGAAAATGGCAGAGATGAGAAAAAATACAATCGAAAAAGAAATAGATAGACTCTCAACAATGGATGAAATAAAATGTAAAATTTTGGGGATCTCAAAGGATGAGATTTTAAATGGATGAGCGTAATATGTAAAGTTGATGGTAAAGAGTTCAAAGACGAAAAAAGTCTTCATTTCGCGCTTAGAGGTTATGGTTTAAATAAAGAAAAATACTATCATACATATTATCCTAAGAAAGATCTTCTTACAGGAGAAACAATTAATTTCAAAACAAAAGATCAATATCTAAACAGCGACTTTAACGATAAGAATAATATGAAAAAGTGGTTGAAAGAACAATCCTTAGATAAAGCTCAAGAATATTGCAGGAATCTTTTAATTAAAAGAAAAAAAGACAAGAACTTGATATATTCTCCAACACAAATAGAGTTGAGAACTATAATGAGTCCTTCTATTATTTTTTACAATAAAATATTTAATGATTATTATGATGTATGTTCTAGCATAGGATTAGAAAATAAGTTTATTCACCCAAATAATATCACCTCTCAATTTCAAAATAAATTAACAACTAAAGATACCATATACGTAGATACAAGAGAACAGAGCTGGTTGAAGTTCGATATTCCTTTTGAAATTAGGACGCTTTCATTTGGAGATTATTCTTGTAGTAATGAAAATTGTAATTGTTATATAGAAAGAAAAAGTCTAAGCGACTTTATAAGCACGTTGAGTGTTAAGAATTTTGATAGGTTTAAAAATGAAATTGAAAAAGCTCAAAAGAATAATTCATATTTAATAGTTATCGTTGAAGAGAAACTTGCCAGCGCTTTAAGCTTTCAATATCTACCTCATATTAGTAAAAAAATAAAAGCTACGCCAGAGTATATATTTCATAATGTTAGATCTTTAATTCAAGAGTATAGTAATCTACAATTTTTATTTGTTGATGGTAGAAATGAAATGAAAAGAGCAATCGAATCCATATTTGCAAGTAAATGTTTTTACAACAAAGTAGATTTGCAATTAGCTTATGATATGAAACTTTTATGATATATTGTCCAGATAAATATATAAGAGAAGTTAAAGATGTTAACGCTGAGTTAGCAGAATTAAGGGGTTATCTTAATGACAAAGAAGCTAAAATATCTCTTGCTAAATTTCTTAGAGCTAATATTGGATTTACAACTGAATTAATTAGTGGAGTTAAATTAGCTGCATACCAAGAGATTCATCTTAAAGCTTTAATGAATAGAAATTTTAATATGTGCGTATTTGGTCGTGGCTGTGGAAAATCTTTTATGGCAGCTGTATTTTGTTTTCTTCAATGCGTATTCGAACCAAATACTAAAATACTTATAGCTGGACCAACTTTTAGAACTGCAAGATTTATATTTAATAATTTAGAAAAAATAGTAGATAGTCCAGGAGCAGAGTTATTAGGTCAATGCTTTGGAGCCAAAGCTAAAAGAAACGATCAGTTTGAATGGCAGATTAATGGAGGAAGTATTGTAGCGATTCCATTGAATGGTGAAAAAATTCGAGGATTTCGCGCTAATGTTCTAGTGCTTGACGAGTTTCTACTTCTTCCAGAAGAAATTATTAAAAATGTATTGATGCCATTCTTAGTCGCTCCACAAAATATGAAAGAACGAATGGAAATAAGAGAATACGAAGATAAACTTATTGCAGATGGACTTATGAAGCCAGAAGAAAGAATGGTATTCGAGAATACAAGTAAAATGATAGCTTTATCTTCAGCTAGCTATACTTTTGAAAATCTTTATAAAACTTATAATGAATGGTCTGAGAAAATCTTGGAAAAAGAGAAAAGTGAAGCAAAATACTTTGTAAGTCAATTAAGTTACGAAGCCTTACCAGAAGAAATGATCGATAAAACAATCATTGAAGAAGCTCAAGCTGGTGGATCAAGCCATAGCAGTTTCTTGAGAGAATATTGCGCTAGATTCACAGATGGTAGTGATAGTTATTTTAATGCTAAAAAAATGGAAGATTGCACAATTAAAAATGGAGAAAGCCCTCATACTTTAATGAAAGGTCAACCAAATAAAAAATATATTCTTGGAATTGATCCTAATATGAGTGATAGTCCAAATGCGGATTATTTCGCTATGGCAGTTTTAGAAATAGACGAAATCACTAGACAAGGCACTTTAGTTCATACATACGCTGGATTAGGAAATTTAAAGAATCATGTTAATTATTTTTATTATTTATTAACTAATTTTGATATTCATTTAATTGTTATGGATAATGCAGGAGCAGATGTGTTCTTGGCTTCAGCGAATCAATCAGAGTTATTTAAAAATAATAAACTTGAAATAAATTCTTTTGATTTCGATTCAGACCTAGAAGGTGAAGATTATAATCAAATGTTAAGAAGAGCTAAAAATCAATATAATTTAGAAAATAAAAGAATATGCTTTAACCAAGTATTTACCAGCAACTTTATAAGAAGAGCTAATGAATATCTTCAAGCATGCATAGATTATAAAAAAGTTTGGTTTGCAAGCAAAACTTCAGCTTCAGATGATTTCTTTAATTCTCAATTTTCATTAAGACTACCAATGGAACTACTAAAAACAGAAGATAAAAAAGATTGGGAAATGCTTGACTTTATAGAAAATCAAGACGATTTTATTTATCAAACTAAGAAACAATGCGTATTAATTGAGCATTCTGCTACTAGTAGGGGTACTCAATCCTTTGATTTACCTCAACATTTAAAAAGAAGTGCCTCTGCTAATAAAGCTAGAAAAGATAATTATTCTGCATTTATGTTAGCCAATTGGGGTTTGAAGTCATATAATGACTTAATGATGCAGCAAAAAGAACAGATATCCAACTCTTTTTCGCCTATAATGATTAAATAAGTGTAAATATTTTAAATATAAATTAAAAATGAGTAAAAAATCTAAAAAAATGGAAGTTTCAAATGCCTCAGAAATAATGCCCTTAATGGTAGAAGGGTCTTCACAAAAGAATGGGACTTTTTCAGAAGCAAGAGCTTCGACTGCTATTAGAAGAAATATAGCAGCAGATATAGAAAGAACTAATAGGTTTATTAATATTGACCAAGGACTTATTCCATTTAGATTTAGTCCAAATATTCAAAACCTATCTACTTTAGACGTTAGAGATGCAATTGTTTTATGTCAAAAGGCATATTATAATGTTGGTATTTTTAGAAATACAATTGACTTAATGACTGAATTTTCAGCTAGCCCAATTTATTTAACTGGTGGCAGTCAAAAATCAAGAGAATTTTTTACAGCGTATTTTAAGAAGATTAATTTAGCAAGTTTCCAAGATCAATTTTTTAGAGAATACTATAGAAGCGGAAACGTATTCACTTATAGATTTGATACAGAATTATCGCTAGAAGATACTTTAAAGATAGTACAGGTCTTCGGTTCAAGAATCAAAGCAGCAAAAAATATTAAAATTCCAGCTAGATATACTATATTAAATCCTGCAGATATTTATGTTGGCGGATCAGTAAATTATAATTTTAATATTTACTACAAACTCTTGAGCGATTATGAATTACAAAGATTAAGAGACCCTAAAACAGACGAAGACATAGAAGTATTTGACTCTTTACCAGAAGCAACTAAAAAACAAATTAAAAATAAAAATAATAGATATATTTTAGTTCCTCTTGACGCTACAAAATTAGCAGCAGTATTTTATAAGAAACAAGATTATGAGCCACTTTCTATTCCGATGGGCTTTCCAGTTCTTGATGATATTAATTGGAAATTAGAAATGAAAAAAATGGATATGGCAGTCACAAGAACAACTCAACAAGCAATTTTACTTGTAACAATGGGAGCAGAGCCAGAAAAAGGTGGAGTAAATCAAAGGAATCTTGAAGCAATGCAAAGTTTATTCGCAAATCAAAGCGTTGGCCGTGTTCTGATTGCAGATTATACAACAAAAGCACAATTTGTTATACCTGATATTGGAAATCTAATTGGTCCAGAAAAATATGAAGTCGTAGATAGAGATATTCAAATTGGTTTAAATAATATTCTTATTGGTAGCGAAAAATTCGCAAATCAAAGTATTAAAGTTCAAGTTTTCATTGAAAGATTAAAACAAGGTAGAGAAGTTTTTATTAATGAATTTTTAGTACCAGAAATTAGAAGAATCAGTAAAGATTTAGGATTTAAAAACTTTCCTCAACCATCATTTGAAGATATTAGCTTGAAAGATGATGTTCAATATTCCAGAATATACAATCGTCTTATTGAACTTGGAATTCTTACTCCAGAAGAAGGAGTCCAAGCTATTCAAACTGGAAGACTTCCAACTTCAGAAGAATCAATTGAATCTCAACAAAAACTCAAATCTTTCAAAGATAAAGGTCTATATCAACCAATTATTGGTGGCGGTGGTGCTCAAAGTGGTAGACCATCTGGTTCAACTGGAACTCCTCAATCAACAAAAAATGTTAAACCAGTAGGAACAAACGCTAACTTTTCAGTATCTAAAATTAAAGAAAATATATTAGCTGCACAAAATCTAGAAGAAGAGATTAAATCTGCTTTTAGAAAAAAATTAAATGTTAAGAAATTAAGCAACCAACAAAAAGAAGATGCAGAAAAAATTTCTGAGATTATTATAGCTAATGAAAATCCAACCAATTGGAGCAGCAAACTTCAAGATTATATTGAAAAACCTATCGATCAAAATTTAGAGCAAGTAAATAATATTCAAGAAATAGCAGCAGAGCATCAAGTTAGTAGCTATATAGCAAGTCTTTTATATCATAGTAAGTCTTGAGCATAGCAAGGTAAAAAACTTAAATTTGAGTTTAACTTTATAATTATTACTGGTTAAGTGTAAATCATTAGATGCGCACATTTAATGGATTACAAATTTTTACGGAACAGTTAACTAATTCTGGACAATTAGATTTAAGATATTCCAGAATTACTGGAAATGTTTCAGAAGTAAATCTTAACGCAGGAGTTAGAATTGGTTCTAGCACCCCTCCATTAGCAGTAACTAGTCCAGGATATAGCGGACAAATCGCTTGGGATAATCAATATTTTTATATATGTTCTAGTGGAAATGGAATACAAGGTAATTGGTATGCTATACCAATTTTAACTAATTGGAGCAAAGCATAATTATGGCAGATTTAGATACATTATATCTTATACAAAAAAATTCTAATGGAACGAAAGCAGAAGTTGCAGCTTCAACAGCTAGTTTTTTAATTGGAAATTCTGGAAGTGTAAATTTTGGATCTGCTTCAACTGTTGGCCCAGCTTTCGGTTTCCTCGCGCCAGGTGGATCAATTTTAGGTGGTTATGGACACTGTGTAAGTGGAGGTTATTCTAGTGTTGTTCAAGGTTATTTTAATAAAATTTCTGCAAATTCAAGTACTATAGCTGGTGGAGGTTTTAATATTGTAAGTGGAAACACAAACGACTCTAGTATTGGCGGTGGACAGCAAAATGCAATACTTGAATCAAGTTGTACAGCGGTAATAGCTGGAGGCTTTCTTAATTGCATAATAAAATCAAGTAGTTCAACTGTGGCAGGTGGAATGCTTAATATGATAAGCGGTCAAAATGGCGGATTAAATCAAGATTTTAATTTTATTGGTGGTGGATATGGTAATATTTTAAAAAATAAAAATGGATGGTCATTAATTGTTGGTGGAAGATCTAATAATATATGTGGATCAACTAATAACGAAGCTTTTTATAATACTATCGTAGGTGGATGGGATAATTCAATTATTGACACAATTAATGAGGGGTCTGCTGGACCAATTCTTGCATCTACTATTTTAGGTGGACGAAGTAATGAAATTACTGGACGTGGTTCGTATTCTCAAATACTAGGCGGATATCAGAATAAAATTTCTACAGATTATTCTGTTGTTTTGGGTGGAATTTGTAATAAAACAGATAATTGTCTTGGTGCATTTGGTTCAAATAGTCAATTAAATTTAATTTATGGATGGAATAATGCAACGGTTGGTGGTTCAAATGTTATATTAGGTGGATCTGAGAACACTGGATCAAATGGTGCATTTATTGTTGGCGGAAGTCATAATATTGCTAGTCCATTAGGATATATATATCAAAATGCGTCTATAATCAATGGAAGGTACAATACAACTTCTGGAGCAGATAGTTTTATAGCTGGAGGATCTTATAACTCAATTACTTCTAATGGTAATAATGCAATCATATTGGGTTCATACGCTTCAATTAATCACGAAGGAGCAATGATTCTAGCCGATTCTCAAAATCGTAATAAATTATCATCTGGATCAAATACTTTAACAATAGATTTCTCTGGTGGAGTTTATTTTTCTAATCGACCAAAAGTAAATGGAACACAAGTTCTTCTTAGTGGAGAAGCTGTTCAGATCGATCTTAGTACGACAGTAAGAATAACTGGAAATCAAAATGTATCTGGAGCCAAAAATTTCGTCTCTCGTCCAACAGTAAATAACACAGGAGTCTTATTGCTTGGCGAAGCTAGTCCTTCACCAATAGCAATACTTAGTAATGGATCGTCACAGGGTAACGCGTCATCATTAAATTTTGCAGGAGCTGGAATTTCTGTTAGTACGGTTGGCGCTCAAGCCACAATTATAGCAGTTGGTAGTAGCACTCAAACCACAGCTGTTCCAACTTCTTCAAATTCTACTGGCGTAAGTGGTGCATTTTCTTTTGATAAAAATTATCTTTACTATTGTACAGAAAACAATAAATGGATTAGAACAGCATTATCAACTTGGTAATTTTTAGTAATTTTGGTGTAAATCACTAGATGCGCACATTTAATGGATTACAAATTTTTACACAACCGCTGACCAATTCTGGTCAATTAGATCTTAGGTATATTGGAATTACTGGAAACCAAAATATACAAAATTTAAAGACTTTTAATGATGGTTTAGTTTTATCTAAAAATAATTCAGCTAGCATACCAAGCTCTTCAAGTCCTGTCTCTAGTCCAGTCGGAGTAACTGGACAAATGATATTTTCATCTCCTCATATTTACGTATGCACACAAGTAGATCAACTTAATTCATTGTATACTTGGAAAAGAATAATGCTACAGGACATTCTATAATGAGCTTAAAATCAGTCCAAACATACGAAATTGACGCTAATGGAATTCTTAAACCAGTTCTTGGGTTAGTTTTTGCTACTGATACAACTGGAACAGTGGTACTAGGAGGAAAATGTAATAATGTTCAAATTAATTCTTATGTATTAGATAGGAATTTTTCTGATAATAGATATGAATATGGTCCACAACTTCATTTTGAAGCGAATGGATCTAAACCTAATGGAGATTCTCCTAGTACACCGCAGTATGGAACTTCTGCTGCAATAACTGCAGGAGTTAATAACTCTATAGTAAATGGTCAAGCATCATTTATTGGAGCTGGTCAAGAAAACTTGATAAGCGGAGAAACAAGAGCTGTTTATGTAAGATATGCTCAACTTATAAATAATCAAGTAGTTGGAACCAATTACGAAACACATAACAGCTTTGGATCAAAAAGTTTTATTGGCGCAGGATCAGCCAATAAGATATTTAGTCCCAAATCAGCAATTATTGGTGGACATGGAAATGTTATATGTGGATCGAACAATTTTCCTTCATGGGAATTAGCCGCTCAAACTTTACCTGGAGTAGAAGAATTTACTGCTTATGCGCCTCTTTATTTTCAGTATGATGATGACGATTTAATGCGTCCCCAACGAGTAATAAATGCTCCAGGCTATAATGTAATTGCAGGTGGAAAAAATAATTATTTAAATAATATATACTCAGTAATTGGAGGAGGAGTATGCAATGGCATGTTCTCTGACAGATGCACCAGAAATCCTCCAGTAGGAGGCGCGGCTCCATATCCTTCAGAATTAAGTGGTCAATATAATTTTATTGGAGGAGGACTTTGTAATAATTTATATAATTCAAAAACATCAGTTATAGCTGGTGGAACTCGTAATAGCGTCAGCGAATCTAATAATAGCTCTATAGCTGGAGGTTGTAGAAATTTAATATCTGGAGGAGGTGGATCAAATAATACTCTAGCTGGAGGCTTTTGGAATAGCATTCTTGGTGGCAATTTTCAATTTATGGGAGGTGGTTATAGAAATACAATATCTGGAGCAAGTTTTTCTGCTTTAATTGGTGGATATCAAAATTCAATCATAAGTAATACTATTTATGGCCGAGATCAGGATGCGTTAAATATTATAGTTGGCGGAATTAATAATACGATTTCTGGATGTTTAAATTCAATTTTAGGAGGGGGACTTAATTTTATACAAGGAGACTTTAATGCTATATTAGCAGGAAGTCAAAATACTATTAGAAATGTTTCATCCGCAACAATATTAGATGGATGTAATACATCTGCAATACATGATGGATCTAGTATTATAGGAGATAAAACTGATAGATATAAACCATCTGCTAGCAAAGACGCTTTAACTCTAGATTTTGTAAGTGGCACTTATATTAAAAATAAAATAATTTTTCAAAATGATAATGATGTACCATTAAATCATACATCATTTGGAATTAGCGGTCAAATTTCATATGATAAAAATTATCTTTATAGACATAATGGCGATTATTGGACAAAAGTCGCAATGGCAACGGGAGATAATCAAACCATAATTGGTACTAAAAATTTTACAACAACTCCACGAGTCAGCGGAATTGCAGTCGCTATTTCAAACAATGTAGTTGATTTATCGAGTAACCAAAACATAAATGGAACTAAAACTTTTATTGCTGCTCCAATGTTTGGTGGTAATCCATTAATTACTGGAAATTTATCTTTTTATGCAACAACAGGAAATCTTGAAAATAGGATCAACTCCTTAAGTGGAACACTTACGGGTAATTATGTTACAAAATCTAGTGGACAATTCACTAATCGCCCAACCGTAAATGGTACTGGAGTTCTTTTAAGTGGCGAAGCTGCAAATTTAACTTTACCAAATACAATAGTTTATACTACTGGAAACCAAAATATCAGCGGGATTAAAGCTTTTATATCTAGACCAACCGTAAATGGTACTGGAGTTCTTCTCAGTGGAGAAGCCGTCACAATACCAATATCTATGAACGGATCGCAACAAGGCAAGGTATCATCATTGAATTTTGCAGGAGCTCCAATCTCTGTTAGCATAGCTGGTACTACAGCGACAATTAATGTTGCTAGCCCTTCAGTACAAAATGGTGTTTACACAACGGGAAACCAAACTATTTCTGGAGTTAAGACTTTTACCACAGGAATCTTCGCTCCCAATTTAATATACAACACTGGGAATCAAACTATCGGTGGGGTTAAAACCTTTGCGACTGAAATCTTTGCACCCAATTTAGTATACAATACTGGGGATCAAACTATTTCTGGAGTCAAAAATTTCTTCACTAGACCTACTATTAATAATTCAGGAGTCTTATTGTTTGGCGAAGCTAGTCCTTCACCAATAGCAATATTTGGTAATGGATCGTCACAAGGTAACGCGGCATCATTAAATTTTGCAGGAGCTGGAATTTCTGTTAATACGGTTGGAGCTCAAGCTACAATTACAGTAGGTGGTGGCACTAGTACTCAAACCACAACAATTCCAACTTCTTCAAATTCTGCTGGAGTAAGCGGGGCTTTCGCTATTTCTGATGATTATTTTTATTTTTGTAAAAGACCTAATACATGGGTAAGAACTGCGTTATCTAATTGGTAATTAAGAAATTATAGTGTAAATCATTAGATGCGTACATTTAATGGTTTACAGATATTTACGGAACAGCTTACTAATTCTGGTCAATTAGACCTGCGTTATGTTGGGATTACAGGAAGTAATGTCATTACGGGCCCTAAAACATTTCAAAATTTATTCGTTATTCAACCGTTCGGGATACCAACAGGATCAATTGCGCCAGGAATTAGTGGTCAAGTTTGTTGGGACTCCAATTCTCTTTACATTTGCACAAGTGGAAACGGAGTTGGAGATGGTCTTTGGAAAAAGACAATTATAGGAAGTTTTTAATTTATGGCAGATAAAATCTTATCAGCAATAACTTACGATAGGGCATCCAATAGTTATGCTAACTTATCCCCAGAGCAATCTCCATTATTAATTAATGACAATGGAGATTTAATATTTAATACTCAAAATTTGTCGCTATATAATTCTGGTTCGAACAATAGAATCTTAAGAAATAATTCTTCCCCGCAATTTACTGATAATGTTCTAATCGGATCAAATAATTCTTATATTTATGGAAACCCGCACACGATTATAAACTCATGTAATTCTTATATTTCTGGAAATTACCTTCATCCAGATGGCTCTACTACTCAACAATTGGATAGTATCTATAATTCAACAACGTCTTGTATAATAAATTCTTACGCTTCTAGAATTGATTCTGCTAGTTTTGGTTATATTTCTGGTGGATGTCGGTCTTCTCTACAAAATAGCCTAGATTCATGTATATTATATTCCTTCAATTCAAATGTTATAGGAGGACAGCAACATATAATAAACGGATCATACTTCTTTATTTCTACAACAGGTCAAGTTACAACTGGACCTATTAGGGGTAATGACGCTAATATTGTCGCTGGTGGATGTCAATTATCTACGTTAGAAGCTAATGTAAATTTACAAAGATTTAATAGTGTCTTAGGCGGAACAGGATGGGCAAATGGGTATAATAGTGTAGTCCAATCCTTTAATAGCGCAGGAGGTTTATTTGTTGGATGTTCCAATAAATTGGTAACATCTCAAAAATCATCAATTATAGGTGGACAAGGAAACTGCATTTCTGGAACGACAGTTGGAAGCTGGATAGTAAAAAATTCAAATGCTATTGCTATATGGAAAAATAGCGAAAATAATTCTATTTTATCTTCTAAAAATTCAAAAATTTTAGATCAAGTTTCTGAAAGTATAATTTTAGGAGGAGATTCTAATTGCATCATCGCACAAGATTTTCCATACTATGACTGTAGGAATGGTATAACTCAATATTCAAGAACTATTGCTAATTCTAATATAATTGGAGGCGTAGGAAATGTAATATGTAGCTCATCGCACTGCTCAAGCATTATAGGATCATTCTTTAGTACAATTGAATCAGGTTGTAATTCAATAATACTTGGTGGATATTCTAGTAAGATATGCGCAAACAGTTGCAATTCAATAGCTCAAGGAGCTACCAGTATTATAGACGGATGTTATAGTAGTGTTGGAGGTGGTAGTAATAATCAAATATCTGGAAATTATAATTTTATTGGTGGGGGAGAATTTCATAGAAATTGCACAGAAAAACATTCTGTTATAGTCGGTGGATATCAGAACCGTATATTAGCCTCTTCTCTTAACAAACCAATAGCTAATTGTTCCTTTGTTGGTGGAGGATCTAATAATTGGGTAACTTCATTTTATGGGTTTGTTGGTGGAGGATGTAACAATCGTGTAGAAGCGCCTTATGGTTATATAGTTGGCGGTCGTAATACTAATATTACGCATTCTGGAGCAGCAGTACTTGGCGATGGTCAAAATAGAGCTCATAATTCTTCTGGAACTAATACGTTAACATTAGATTTTGCAAGTGGAGTTTATTTTGCTCAAACAGGAGTATTTGGTCAAATTAATTTTTCTATTAGACCAAAAGTAAATAATGAAAATATTTTAACAAATGGAGATTCTGTAGTTTTTACAACTGGAGATCAAAATATAGCTGGAATTAAAACCTTTACTTCTACACCGACAGTAAATGGTTCAAAAGTTGTATTGGGAGATTCTGTAGTTTTTACAACTGGAGATCAAAATATAGCTGGAATTAAAACCTTTACTTCTACACCGACAGTAAATGGTTCAAAAGTTGTATTGTTTGGTTCTCTGCCAACAAATGCAAATAGTCCTGGAACTAGTGGTCAAATAGCGACAGATTCAAATTATTTTTATTCTTACGATGGTTCAAAATGGAAAAGAACCGCGCTTTCTGAATGGTAAATATAGTGTAATCCTATATAAGGATTAAGGTAAATGGCTAGAAATAGAATAATCTATAATGTACAAGGTTTATTTGTTGGTCCATATAGTGGCGAACAAAATCCAACCACAGACTATTATTTAAACGGCTATCAAATATTAAAAAGAATAGAAAAAGTTCAAAATTTTAATTATGGTATAGATAACAATAGAATTAATCTAGAAGGTTTTGCTAGCAAGAAAAATATTTTTAGAGGACTAGCTTCTCAACCAACAGTTAACTTTACTTTTAGCTATATCCCAGATGGTTTTACTAATGAAAATAGATTAAATTTTAATGTTAATTATTTTTCTGGATTTAATGCTCCAATGTTTTCTGGATTATGCCAAGATAATTCTATTATTGATGATAAAGATTTTTATCTTGTTATTAACAATAACGATAATGACCTTCTTCGAAATTATCCTTTTTCAAATCAATATATAAATCCAACTACTATTAATGATATTATAGATCCAAATTCTCCCAATTATTCTATTTTGCATTTTCAAAATTCTTATCTGACAAAATATTCATTTTCTGTTAATGTAGGAGAAGTTCCAAATGTTGAGCAAACCTATATTGCTGATAATATAAATTTTTATATAAGCGGAAGCGGAGTAAATTATACCACATTAAATGTTCAATCTGGAAATCAAAATATAGAAAATACAAAATTAATAATTCCTAAAAGTATTAATCCATCTGGATATAGTGGACAAAATATTCTTTTGCCAGGAGATGCTAGTGTTACTTTCTATACTAATAGTTTAATTCCCGACAATTATACAGAAAGTAAAATAAGTAAAGTTGGAAATACTTTTACAAAAACTACAGCAGATGCAGAGGACGCTCAAGTATATTCTAGTATAGGATATAATAATATGTACGTGGAAGGTAGCGTGAATTCCTCACTTAAAAGAGGAAATTTTGGTTTAGACGCAAATCCAGGAGGAAGTATGGACCCTAATTCTATAGATTATTCTTGGTTTATAGGGGGAGGTGGAGCTATTAGAATTTATGAAAATGGTGTTGATGTTTTGGGGGCAATTGCTAGTTATACACCTTCAAATAAATTTAGGATTGAATACAACGGAACGACTGTTACTTATTTTCTAGATGGAGTAGTTATTAGATCAGTTGATGTACCAATCCCAAATCAGACTTACTATTTTGATTCAAGTTTATATAGTAATGGAGTATCAATGAATTTTAATTATGGAGCCCTTAATAATATTCAATACTACAACGATACAATTCAAAGCTTAGATTACTCTTTGTCATTTGATAGACAAAATTTAAGATCATTAAACTATAAATTCCCTCAAGGAAGAAATATTAATTTTCCAGTAAATTGTGATTTGAATATGTCTTTTATTACTGAAGAAAATTTCAATGGATCATTTTTTGACACATTAAATAGAGATGATGATTATAATATAGTTGTTGATTTTAATAATTGCAGAAATGGCGTTTTCCCAAGTAAATTTATTTTTAGTGGCGCAAGATTTAATGATATTAATTATAATTCTTCTATAGGAACTAATAAAACTGCTAATCTAAGTTTTAATTTTGATATTGATCCAGATTTTGGAAATAGAGGAGTATTTGCTAGTGGAAACGTATTATACAAGGTTCTAAATAATCAGAGGAAAGTATTGATATTTTAATTTTTAATACATATAATATAGTGTAATATATTATGAAAACTATGCTATCTAAAATATTTGGCCCAAATTGGAGATCTAGCTCATCTGGAATAGCCACAGTTGTAGCAGTTTGCACAGCAATAGCAATTCATTCTGATCCAACTTTAGTAGCTTTTCTTCCAGATAATGCAGAAACTTATATTACAGGAATTTCAAAATTAGTTGC